ACTATCATCTGTGCAGACCATTAAATACTTTGTACCGCCAGGATGTCTATATGCGTTCTTGATAGCTGTAATAACTGTGGATGTGGTAAAAATAGATCCATTAATATCTGCGAATGATAGTATTACAGTAGCATCATTATGGGTGCTATATTGTAGAAATTTCTCACCACCACTTCGTTCATAGTATTTAATAACAGATTCATTCTTATTGCTATTCTCGCCAAAATTCATTTTAGTAAGTAAATGAAGTTGATGGTTGTAACTATTATTAGCCCAAGTAGCTAAATTGTTATTTAAATCAATATAATGCAGTTTATGATTTGTTGCATTTGACTCACCTAATACTAAATATTCTTTACTCCCACTTACTGTATTTGTAATTGATGTAATACCTCGCCAAGTATATCCAGATGTTTGAGCAGGAGTACCAGATTGTTCAACTATAGCTGAACCACTTACTTTAAATAGCGATGTGGCATTACCTGGTATTAATAAATACAAAGTACCTGTATTTGCAGTATAAAAATGTCCAGAATTAAATGTTTGACCAACATTATCACCAAAATCAGAATCAGAGGGATCATGTCCATCAAATCCAGTTTCTACAATTGTGCCATTGCTTTGTACAGTATATTTTACAACTGCATTATACGATTGACCACTACCAGCACTATCAAGAGCAGAATAATACACCCATATAGCATCACTATGGTTAATCATTGCATTTACTTTAAATGTGCCATAGTCTTTAAATTGATTATATATCGTAGTATTTAACGGTGCAGTAGTTCCACCAATAGAAGTTCTTATTCTTCCTTTACTTCCAGCTTCATAACTATGCATACATAATACTTTTCCGTTTAAAGAAAGTAATGCAATATTTATAAAACTCTGCGTTCCGTTTCCGTTGTCTAATAAAGAAGCATTTGTATCTACAAAAAGATGCGTACCATGTTTACCGCCCATCGTTTGATCTCTAAGACCAGTATCGGATGCCGTAGCAAAAAAGCTACCACCCCAGGTTGAAGCACTGTTGATATTAAGAAAATGTTTATTACCTGTTTTAAGTTCAATTGTTTCATAATCATCTGTATTTGCAATTGCAGAGTTACTGTTATCTTTAACACCTACAACCATTACATTATCGCTTTGGCTGTATCCAGAATCCGATGCTGTTTGAAAGTATAAAATATTATCTTCTATTTGCAGATGATCATTTACTGCGGGTACATCTGGATCATACCAAAATAATCTTACCTGTTTAGAGTCGTTAATTAAAACTAAAATATAACGATGTTCTGTTGCTCCCAACTTATCCGATATGAACGTAAAAATATTATAAACAGTATACGTTCCTGTAAGTTTACTATTAACAGCACTTAGAGCAAATGTAGGTACATCAGAAGGTTGTCCTGCTCCAAATGTTTTCTCCAACTTACCATCACGTATGCGAAGATTCTCCATGTTTTGAGCAATATGCTCTGGTAGATCTTCTACATCTACGTTGGTGACTACCCCACCAAAATCTGAAATATCAATAAATTCTGCCATTAAAGCGATGTATTCGGGTAAATAGGATCTACTAAGCTATTGGATGAGCTATAATCAAATGGCATACTCTCTCCAACTACTTGTGTTGCAGGATTCTGGTTGTATTTACCAATAATGCCGTATGCTCTTTGTTCTGCATCCTGTTTACGTGCCTGGTTGTTTGACAATCTCCACAGCTCTGCTTCTGCCAGTTCTACCAAAGCATCGTGAAAAATAGCATTTAGATCACTTATGTTATCTGTAGCACTTGATAGAGCAGTTGGCTCTTTAATAAAATAACAATCTACGTTTGCAGTAGTATTGTAAATGTAAATTCTATTCTTAAACACAAAATACACTGGTTCTGTGGCACTAAATCCTACATATCCTGTGCTAAAATCTTTTGCCATATCGAAAGATATCTTGCGAATAAACATATCGTTTGATACTCGAATACCAATTACGCCTAATGCACCACCAAATGGGGAAGAATTAAGCGTTGAGCTGTTAGGTATAAAATAGCTTTTAAAATGGCTATCTACATCGTTATCTGTTAATAGACTTATGTTTGTCTTAATAACCTGTAATTCAGTTAATAAATGCGGATTTAGAAGCTGTATGAGCTTATCCTGGGCAATATTTAGGTATCGTAGCTTTACTGTATCGCTGTACAGATCTCCTGCGGTATCTTCCAGGCGATCTCCTAATACGGTTAGCATGGTTGCTGTTGTCATAGTTTCTCCAGGTTATCAGCCCCCACCGAAGCAGGGGCTGACGTTATGAATTACGATTAAGCGTAATCTACAGGTGAGTATAGATTCTTCACTACACAATGAGCTTTACGGTTTGTTATAACCATATTACCATAGGTGTGAACCTTCTGCACAAATGTATTACTCTTTGTATCTTCGATCATATCAGATGCAGTGAATTTTGCACCAGAGTTGAAGAACATATGCATATAGTTTGTATTCAAGAAGTATATACGACCATCTGCGTTAAGAGTAGTTCCAGTTGTAGCTTGAGCTGTGACCATATCTTGATCAGCAACAATATCAATACCACGATAGCTTAATCCAACAAAACCCATTTTAGCCATGCGATCAGACTCAAGACTGCCACGCTTATGTTCACCAAGTTCAGACTCGATAAGATCATAAATGTACTGAGGACATACGATCAAATCTGGATTTTCACCAGTCTGAGATTTAGCGTTAGCAATACCACGAGCAAGTACACGCAAAATGTATGTGTTCTTACTTGGATCTTGCATATCTGCTTCAGCTACGTGATCAACACCATCAGATGCAGTGTCACCAGAAGCATCTGAAAAATCAGCGAATCCCAAAACTGGAGAGTTCCAGAAACCACCAGCAGTGTACGCTCCAGAGCCGTTAGTAGTAATTTGTATACCACCAACAGTTACATCTTGAGAGTTTCCACTTACCTTATCAACAAGATATCCAATAGGATTGAATTTGTCTTGACCTAAAGATGTAGCAAACATATTCTCAGCAACCACTTTTTCAAGTGACTTTTGCAAGTTTGCAACTTTAGCACCAACAATATTCTTAATCGCTTGTGGGCTGTTCATAAGAAGAGTTTCTTCTTTGGTTAATAAAAAGTGACCAGTTAGCATGGTTGGCTTAAAACTGGCTGTTTGTGCAATATCAGCTATTGCTGGTGTGTATGCACTACCAAGTCCATGCTGATCTCCAAATACACTTGCACCGCCATCAGCAGATTCAACAGGAACAACAATTTCACGACCATTAAAAGTCTTTGCTTTTCCTTTTAATATGGCAAGTAATGGATGAGATTTCTTAAAGATATTATCATACAAAACTGGCATATAATACTGCTGAATAAGGGCAGATAATGATGCGTTTCCTACTCCGCTTACTACGATATTTGACATTTATATGTCTCCTTATTCTATTATTGATTAAAAAATGAAGCCACATCGATATCATCATAAGAAGCTACTTTTTTAGGAGCATCTCCTTTCATACCGATATTCTTCTTTACGTTTACAGGAACGCTTGGCTTTGGTTTTGCTTCAACAGGTTTAGATTGCACCTTATCAAAGTTCATAATTTTATATGCTTCTTCGGGTGAAAGTAACCTGCCGTATTGTTCTGAATGGTTTACAGCATAATCAAGTACCGTATCTATTTCTTCATCGCTTAATGAAAACTTAGATCTTAGATCATACATATATTTATCCAACTCAATTTGTGCTTTCAAAGTTGCCACTTGATCCTGTGATTGATGCAGTTCATCTTGATAAGGATTAGGTAGATCTTGGCTATTCATACTAAGGGACTGATCATACAGTTGCCCTGCTTCTTCTCCATACTCGTCAACAATAGCTTCCCTCACATTTGAAGAAAACTCTGTATTTTCCTTTAACTTACCAATTAACTGTACCAGTGGCTCAACTGCTCTTCTCTGATCAGACAATTGTTGAGCTTTTTCCGTATTGGATTTGCTCCATTCATGTCTGTTCAAAGAATCTTTACGCCACGATTCAATATCATCGATAGAATACCGTGAGCCATCGTCTAATTCATAGACGTAATCATCCTCATCTTCCGATGATTCAGTTTCGCTAACCGCTTCGGTTTGCTCTGGATTCTCCTCTGATACTTCCTCTGGTTCAGCTTCTGCTGTTTCGATAGACTCTGTAGTCTCAGCCTGTTCTGTATTTTCTTCCTGGACTGATTGCTCTTGTGGCTGTTCACCTAAGAGTTCACCAGGAATAGAAATATTTCCATAATCAGAATTATCTACGCTTTCTGTTAATTCTTGGTTTTGCTCTGTAGAAAAATTTCCTACAGTGATCTGTTCTGATTCTGGGGTATAGTCCACTTCAGTGGTACCCGCTATGTGCATTTTTGCCATTTTATCTCCTTTGTAGTTGGTCTTTCGACACTATTTAATAAGATTTTGCTTTTTTCTTTTTAGCTAAAGCCTTTTTGTATTTATCCATACCTTTTTTATCGTACTTGAATTTCTTGACTTTACCTTTCATTTTTAATTTTGGCATTGTTAATACCTCTTTTTTATTTTTTTCTTATTTCTTTTGTAATCTTTATTTAATTCTTTTTCAGAGATTTTTTTTATTTTTACTTTTCTACTTTTATAATCTTCACCTCTTGTTGCAATCAATTTTCTTGGAGTACCATCGCCCCCTACATTTTTACTTGGTCTTGACCTTATTACTCTTCTGCTATATAAACGCTTACTTGTATCAAATGGATTTTTTATTAAAAATTCTTTATCACTTAAAATATTATTTGGAGTGTCTTTAGTATCATACTTATCAGTTTTTCTTCTAACTCTAAAAAGTTTACCATCTATTTCTACAGATTTTTTAGTTTTTGATGGGGGATAATCATAATCTGTTGTTACTTTTTTCTTTTTTGCTAATGCTTTTTTGTATTTCTCTTTACCTTTTTTGGTGTAAGCATATGTTTTTCCATTTAGTTTTGGCATTTTACTATCCTTTTAATTCTTGACGGTCAATTGAAAAAATCCATTATTAAGCCCTGGATTGTGGAATTTGTTCCATCTCACCTTGACCGCCAACCATATTTGTTACGGTTAAAATTCTTTCCTGCATCTCTGGTGGTAGCATTCCAAACTCTTGAGTTTCAAGTAGTCCAGGATTACCCATTACCATCTGTGCAATAGCTTCTTCAGCACCACCGCCTACGCCTTCTTGCATTGCTTGTTCTATCAGCATTGCAAACTCTTCCTGCATATTCTGTGTTTGTTCTATCTGTTGTTGTGGTGGCATTTGCTGGTTACGTACATACCAGTTCTGTATTATCTGCTGTTTATCTGCAATATTTAAGGCGTTTACAACTTCTTCAATGCCGTATATACCAGCTTGATATAATTCTAATGCACGTTCTTCATTGGCTACTCTACCTTGTGCATACCTGGATCCAGTGGTTACATCCACATCAAACTCACTATCTCTAAGCGAACTTGCTGTTCCAGGGTTAAATTTTGGACTACCTTCTGGATTACCATCTGCATCGTATACACCCATCGGATCAAATTGTGTAAAATCAAACTGACCTTCTGCATCACGCTCACGAATAGAACGTATCTGCTCATCGTATGTAAGAATCATCTGTACCATGTACTCACCAATCTCTTTGGTTAGCCTGGATACTTCTTTATTGATCTTAAAACGCTGTCTGGTTTGACTTGCTTCTTGCAATGCTACAATTGCTCTACCAGAGGTTACACCACCTGGCTTACGCCCTTGCGTTACATCATTTACACCAGTTACCGCTTCCATGTATTGACCTACCTGGACAATGTAATTCTGTATATATCCTGGTATTGGTGGTGGTGTTTCAAATGTTACATCACTTGGATCTACTACAGTAATCTCTTCACCTGGTGATCCTGTAATTGGTCTGGTTAATTGACCTTTAGCTCGTTGTGTCACCTTACGTATTGGAAAACCCATACGTCTAATATTTTCATTGATCGCACTAAATGTTTCATTCATGGCTTTGGTCTGTGTTCGTACCAGATCAGTCTCACCAATGCCCCAGAAGTTGTGCGGACTCTTGTAATTAGATACCATAAATACTGGCATTCTGTACAGTTCTAACGGTTCATCTACAATTAGTTTATCATGCACAACAACTGTATGCCTACCGTATGGGTACTTTTCTTTATCTTTTTCATTGCTGTAACACTCAATAACCAATGCAACATCTGCATCACTGGTCGATGGGTTATCACTTTGTAGTCCGCTGTCATCTGTCTTTTGAAATGCTTTATAGTCATCTAATCTGCCGTCTGCACTGCATTTAATACCGTATTCTCTTTCTATCTTGGATATTTCCATTGGTACAGCAAATAAAAAGTATTCACCTGCTTGAAGATCCAGGTCATTAGCATATGGATGAGGTATAACAGAAAACGGATCAATGACCTGGATATCAAATCCACTGAATGCACCAGTGTCACTTATTACTGGCAGTATTTGTAAGAATCCATTGCTGTAGATCAAACTGTCTTTTACTGCTTGTAATATCTTACCATACAGATCAGATTCTTCTACGATCTGCTGGAATCTTTTTTGCATCATATCCGCAAAGAATACATCGTTCTTTTCCCTGGGCATGACATCAATCGTAGGCTGAAAGTCGCTAATAACAGGTAAAATCGTCTCTACAACAGCTAA